ACCTCATGTGATCCATATTTCACATACTTAACATTGAGACCCGAAAGGGTCTCTTTTTTTGTCTTTATGTAACAATGACACAAATGTTAGTGAATTAACACAAAGTAGACTATATAATACAGAATTGGGAATAGTCCAATGCAGTAAATGAACTTCCTTTGTTATTGTCCACAAAAAGGAGTTTGAAATGCACAATCTATTATCAAGAGCCCAGTTAGACGAATGGAGGCATGTAGAAACCGATGTAGATGAATCCGATCTGGAACAGCAAAAAATCAATGACTATTATGAGTGTCTGATTGAATGCGATTCCATCAACGAAACATCTTGTAAGCGTGTTTGCAGGAGTATTCTAATGTGATATAATAGTAATCCGTGTGAAGGAAGTGTTGGGGAGTCTTAGGACTCCTCTTTTTTATGCCAATAAATAGACTAGTAAACTATGGCAAATCATGGCTGCTCCTAGAAGAGATCCTTTTGATAGGCAAATTCAAAATAGAAATTACCTATCCAATGTAGGATTTAATTTTACGCTTGCCAGATTCCCAAAGGTAGATTTCTTTTCCAATACTGCCAATCTGCCTGGTCTGACACTTGGAACAGTCAACGCACCCAACTATTTGAAAGAGTTGCCACTTGCTGGTGACAGATTAGTTTTTGAGGATCTGACTCTACAGTTCATTGTAGATGAAAAAATGGAAAACTATCTCACAGTGCATAACTGGATGAGGGGACTAGGTTTTCCAAATAGCATTCAGGATTTCAAAGATCTGGTGACTGATCCAGATGGTGTTCAAGACATGGATCGTCAGTATAGTGATGGTACTCTAGTAGTATTGAACAATCAGTTCAATAGTATTGCAAGAGTGAAGTTTAATGGATTGTTTCCATATACTCTCTCTGGACTTCAATTTGATGCAACAAACACTGATTATCAAACAATAACGGCAACAGCTACATTCAAATATACCATTTATAATATTGAAACAGTCTCCACTACTTCATGAATCTAGACATTATTAATGAGATGTGGTCGAAAGACTCCATCCTTGACCCAGACAATCTCCACGACGAATCAATCAAGGTTCCCAGATTACACGCCAAATATCACGAACTATATAATACAGTTCTTCTGATGAAAAAGAAGGAAGAACAAACTTATAAAACCAAATACCTTGAACGCAGAAATTATTATAACGGAAAGGCAGATCCAGAAGTCTATGAAGACGACCCCTTTCCATACAAAGTAAGAGAGAAAGATTCTCTTAACTACCATTTAGACGCAGACGAACAACTATCTAAGATTCGTCTAAAGATTGACTATCATGATGCCATGCTCAATTATCTTGAGAGTATTCTGAAACAAATTAACAACAGAACCTACCAAATCAAGAACGCTATTGAGTGGCAGAACTTCCAACGAGGTTTCTGATGAACACTGTTTCCATTTCCAAAAAGAACGAAGTATATCTACGAATTAAGGCAGAACCCCATGTGTACATGGAACTGTCTGATACTTTTACGTTTGAAGTTCCTGGGGCAAAGTTCATGCCACAATACAGGAGCAAGTATTGGGATGGAAAGATTAGATTGTTCAACCAGTCTAGTGGAGAAATCTACGTTGGTCTCCTTCACAAGGTAGTCAAGTTCTGTGAAGAGATGGGATATGAATATCAATTTGAAGATAACAAATACTACGGTCTACCCTTCGAAGAGAATGGAATGATTTCTCTTGAGGGTGTCCGTGATTACATGAAGTCTATCTGTAGTCACGAACCTAGATCGTATCAAATAGAGGGAGTATACGATGCTCTAAAACACAATAGAAGATTATTGATATCTCCCACTGCCTCAGGTAAGTCTCTGATGATTTACTCACTCGTGAGATATCATACAGCTCACAACAGAAATACCCTGCTAGTTGTTCCCACGACAAGTCTGGTAGAGCAAATGTATAAGGACTTTGAGGATTACGGGTGGGATGCATCTGCTAATTGTCACAAAATCTATGGTGGTAAAGACAAAGATACTGACGCTCCTGTAGTTATCACCACTTGGCAATCTATCTATAAGTTACCTAAAACCTTCTTTGAACGGTTTGATGTGGTGATGGGTGACGAAGCTCATCTATTCAAGTCTAAGTCCCTTATAAGCATCATGACCAAGTTGTGTGATGCGAAGTATAGATATGGGTTCACAGGCACCTTAGACGGCACACAGACGCACAAATGGGTCTTAGAAGGACTGTTTGGACCAGCATACAAAATCATTAGAACAGAGGAACTGATTAAGAAGGGATATCTTGCTAACTTCAATGCCAAGATTCTTATCCTAAAGCATACCCCTCAGAAGTTTGATACCTATGAAGATGAGGTTCAATACCTAATCTCTCACGCTCAGAGAAACAACTTCATCAAAAATCTTGCCTGTGATCTAAAGGGTAACACTCTTGTGCTGTTCTCAAGAGTAGAAACTCATGGGCAGATACTATACGATATGATAAATAGCAATGTAAAAGAAGATAGAAAAACTTTCTTCATTCATGGTGGTGTTGATGTAGAGGAGAGAGAAAGGGCACGTTCAATTACAGAAGCAGAATCAAACGCTATTATCATTGCTTCATACGGCACCTTCTCTACTGGTATCAACATCAAAAACCTTCACAACGTTATTTTTGCCTCACCAAGCAAATCAAGAGTAAGAAACCTGCAATCTATTGGTAGGGTTCTTCGTAAGGGTAGTAACAAATTTACTGCTACTCTTTATGATATTGCTGATGATTGTAGCTATAAGTCAAGAAAGAATTACACACTCAACCATCTCATTGAAAGAATTAAAATTTACAATGAAGAGGAATTTAACTATGAATTTGTAAACATCAGACTAAAGGAAAATGACAGATGAATTCTACTGCGTATTAAAATTGGTGACAGGAGAAGAAATCTTCTCAATTGCATCGATGGATAAAGACAAAGAAGGCAATAGCGTTGTCATTCTCTGCAACCCAGTGATAATGAAAATTATCAAGAGAGGACTTCATTCTGGTGTCAAAGTAGAACCCTGGATGAAGATACCAGATGAAGATGTTTATACAATTAACATGGATAAAGTGATTACTATCACTGAAATAACCAACAAAGAAATTATAAAATTTTACAAAAAGTTCCTTGATGATACTCTAGACGACGATGATGATCTAGATGAAAATGGTCAGGTAACTCCAGATAAAAAAATGGGTTATCTAGGAACTGTTGCAGAAGCTAGAATTAGTTTAGAAGAAATATATAAGCTAGATGTCTCGGACAACCACCACAAGGGTGATTCTACTGAAGAAAAGTGATTGTGTCAAGCGGTATATTTGTGTTATAATATAAACAAATAAATTTAAAGATCGAAAGATGTTATGCCAACACGAGAAAGATCAGAACATTATGTAAACAACAAAGAACTGCTAGAGGCACTTGTTGTTTACAGAAAGAAGGTTGAAACCTCTTATCAGAAGAAGTTTGGAAAAGATCTGAAAGAGCAACCGAAAGAAGAGCGTGCAAAGAAATGGGAAGGAAAACCAACGATTACCAATTATCTTGGTGAGTGTTTCTTAAAGATTGCTACACACTTGTCGTATAAACCAAACTTTGTCAATTACATGTTTCGTGAGGACATGATCTCTGATGGCATCGAAAATTGTGTTCAGTATATTCATAATTTTGACCCTGCAAAATCTTCTAACCCCTTTGCTTACTTCACTCAAATCATTCACTATGCCTTCTTACGTCGAATTCAAAAAGAAAAGAAGCAACTAGAAATTAAAACCAAGATCATCGAAAAGACTGGATATGATCAGGTGATGGTTGTTGAGGATGGTGCAAACGGATCCTCTTCAGACTATAATAGTATCAAAGAAAAGATTCACTACAAACTAAACCGTCAATGAAAATTACACCTGAGATCATTAAAGAACTTGAGTGCCTTCTTGATATGCGAAAGAAGAGTGGTGAAGAAATCTGGGAAGACGGCACCGAACTTGAATTTAAGATTGCTGGAACATTCGCTGCTGATAAGTTTATCGTTATTAAGAAGAAGGAACCTAGAACAGAAAGTAATCCTGACCCCAATCTGAAAGCACATCACGCAGAATGAAAGTAGCAATCATCACTGACCAACACTTCGGTGCCAGAAAGGGCAGTAAGTTTTTTCACGAATACTTTCTGAAGTTCTACAATGAAGTCTTTTTTCCTACTCTTGAAAGAGAATCTATCAAATGTGTCATCGATATGGGAGACACTTTTGACAACCGTAGGTCTATTGATCTCTGGTCTTTGGAGTGGGCTAAAAAGAATTACTATGACCGTCTCTGTGATATGGGAGTGGACGTGTATACTGTTGTGGGTAATCATACTGCCTACTACAAAGACACTAACGACATTAACACAGTGGATTTACTCTTACGAGAGTATCTTAATGTGGTGGTTATCTCTTCTGCTACCGAAGAGGTAATCGATGGAAGAAAGATTGTCTTTATTCCCTGGATCAATAATGATAATCGTCAGGAAACTTATGACACCATCGATAAGAGCACGGCAGAGATCGCTATGGGTCACCTTGAATTAAATGGTTTCAGGGCACACAGAGGTCATGTTCAGGAAGAAGCAAGAGATGATACTAGACTGATTCAAAAGTTCAAGAAAGTCTTCTCTGGTCACTATCATACTAGATCTGATGATGGCAAGGTTTTCTATCTTGGCAATCCGTATGAGATGTTCTGGAATGATGTGAATGACACAAGGGGATTTCATATTTTTGATACAGAAACTCTGGAGCATACTCCAGTAAACAATCCATTCAGATTGTTTTACAATGTATATTATGATGATACTCCCCATCAGATGCTTGACGCTACCGAGTATGATGGAAAAATCGTCAAGATTATTGTGAGGCAAAAATCAGACACCAAAGCATTTGAGAAGTTTGTTGACAAAATTTCTAGTGTTGCTGAAGAAGTGAAAGTCATTGAAAACTTTTCTTTAGAAGAGAATGATGATTTTGAAGTAGAGGAGTCTGAGAATACGATGTCAATTTTGAATCGATATATTGATGAATCTGAAACTGAACTAGATAAGAATATTATTAAGAAACTTTTTGAGTCAATTTATAGAGAAGCATGTGAAGTAGAATGATGTATCTTCTTGCATCCGAAAATTCCGCAGGAGCGTATGCAGTTGCTGACCGTATGGGTGACAACGTTTTGTTTCTGTTTGAACAGGAAGATGATGCAGAAAGATACTTGATGTTACTGCGTGAAAATAAAGATAAGCATAAGAAATTAAATGTAGTAGAAGTGGACGATGAGCTTGCGTTAAAAGCATGTCAGGCTTATAATTACAAATATGCTGTCATCGGTCCAGAAGACATTGTGATTCCCCCTGACGAAGAAGATGATTCTGTTTGAAAAAATTACATGGAAAAATTTCTTAAGCACAGGAGACGTTCCCACTAGTATTTCCTTTACTGAAAAAAACACCAACCTTATCTTAGGAACAAACGGTGCTGGCAAGTCCACCATCTTGGATGCACTTTGTTTTGTTTTGTTTAATAAACCATATCGTAAGATCAACAAACCACAGTTGGTAAACTCTACCAATGAGAAAGGTTGTGTGGTTGAGATTGATTTTAAAGTTGGCGGTAAATCTTACACTGTCACTCGTGGTATCAAACCCAACATCTTTGATATCAAAGTCAATGGTGAGATGCTTCACAAGGAGGCAGATGATCGTGCCAACCAGAAGATTCTTGAGGAGAACATTCTCAAACTGAACTATAAGTCTTTCACTCAGATTGTTATCTTGGGTTCTGCTGGTTTTACTCCGTTCATGCAACTCCAATCATCTCATCGACGTGAAGTGATTGAGGACCTGCTTGATATTCGTGTGTTCTCTGCGATGAATAATCTCATCAAAGAGGATATCCGACAGAATAAGGAGGGTATCAAGTCTCTAGAGATTAAGAAGAACGCTTGCAAAGACAAAGTTGCAATGCAAGAACACTTCATCGAAGACCTGGAAGCCAGGGGGATGGAAACAATCAATCAAAAGTATGCGAAAATAAAAGATATTGATAATAGTATTGATGATTTGATGTTGAAAAACAGAAAACTCAATCATAGTCTTGATGATAAGCAAGATGAGGTATCTAAGTTTTCAAATGCTGGCAAAAGACTTAGAAAACTTGGTAACATTAAAGGCACTCTGTCTCAAAAAGTATCAACTCTTACTGAAAACTATAAGTTCTTTAAAGAAAATTCGGTATGCCCTACCTGTAAGCAGGATATTGAAGAGACTTTTCGCCTAGATAATATCAGTGAAGCTCAATCTAAGTTAAAGGAACTCCAAGAAGGTTTTCAAAAACTGGAGGAGTCGATAAAGGAGGAAGAAAACCGAGAGCTTCTCTTCAACAATCTAACAAAGGAGGTCACTTCTCTAACACATGGCATTTCTCAAAACAATACTAGAATTTCTGGACTGCAACGACAGTCAAGAGATCTACAATCGGAAATTCAAACTATTACCGATCAGTTACAAAACAGAAATTCTGAACATGAGAAGTTAGAAGAACTAAGAGAAGGGCTTCAATCCATTTTCAAACAACTTGCTGATAGAAAGGAAGAGGTTAACTATCAGAGTTTTGCATACGATCTCCTTAAGGACGGTGGTGTCAAGACTAAAATCATCAAAAAATATCTCCCACTTATCAATCAACAGGTTAATCGTTATCTTCAGTTGATGGATTTTTACATCAACTTCAAACTCGATGAAGAGTTTAACGAGACAATTAAATCACCCATTCACGATAAGTTCTCGTATTCGTCTTTTTCTGAGGGTGAGAAAATGAGAATTGATTTAGCCCTTCTTTTTACCTGGAGAGAAGTTGCAAGGTTTAAAAACTCTGCAAACACAAACCTCCTGATCATGGACGAAGTTTTTGATTCATCGCTTGATGGATTTGGAACAGATGACTTCCTTAAGATCATTAGGTTTGTAATCAAAGACGCAAACATCTTTGTCATCAGTCACAAGACAGAGATGTATGATAAATTTGAAAACGTTATCAAGTTTGAAAAGTTCAAAGGATTCAGTAGAATGATGCCATGAACACACCAAACTGGCAACACCACTCCAAGAAGGAGCAAAAACGAAAACTCAAACCACAAGCACTGCGTCAAGCAAAGGCACGTTTGAAGCACTTTAAAAAGTGTCACATGACCTCCCAGCAACGGGAGGTTTCTTCGTATAATGGGTACATACGAATGGTTCTCAGATGTCTGTTCAAGAAGTCAAAGGTACACTCGCAAAACTTTTAGCTACTGAAGATCTGATTATTGAGCACAGGCAGGTCTCTACAGCATCGTTTGACGTGCATCGTCGTCTTCTCACTTTGCCTGTCTGGAACCGTGCTTCTGAGACCGTGTATGACCTTCTGGTGTCTCATGAAGTTGGACATGCCCTATTCACTCCAGATGAGGATGTTGAGGGTGTTCCAATGGGTTTTGTGAACATCACAGAAGATGCTCGCATTGAGAAGTTGATGAAGCGTAAATATCCTGGTCTTCCCAAGACCTTCTATCGTGGATACAGTGAACTTTCTGATCAAGATTTCTTCAATGTTGCTGATGAAGATATTGACTCAATGAATCTGGCAGATCGTGTCAACCTTTATTTCAAAATTGGTTCCTTCCTCAAGGTTTCATTCACTCCTGAGGAACAGGTTCTGGTTGATCAAACTGCTGCAGCAGAAACTTTTGAGGAAGCAATCGAAGCTGCTAAGGCAATCTTCCTCTTTATGAAGTCTCCTGAGACGCAACAAGAGAAAGTTGCTAATTCATCAAGCGGAGAAGACACTCAAGATACTGATGTCGATGATGGAGAAGAGTCTGAAGAAGGAGAACTTCGTGAAGACGCAGACCTGAATACTCCTAGTTATCAACAGGATAGTGATGATATGTCTGGTGACTTTGATCAACCAGACGCTAAGAGTGGATTTGAAGATCAAATTGAAGAAGAGTTGAAGACTCAAAATTCTTTTGATGAAAATATCTCAGATCTTTCTAGTCCCCATGCACAGCAGAACAATTACGTCTCTCGTCCTAAGTTAAACCTGCACCGTATTATTACTTCCAACAAACATATTCACGATCGTATCGGTGAATGGTGGGAACAGATTGGAACCGATACATGTTTTGATCACATTGATTCTTATTACAACAGTTTTAAGAAGTCTGCCCAGAAAGAAGTCAACTATCTGGTCAAAGAGTTTGAGATGAAGAAGTCTGCAAATCAGTATTCCCGCTCCAGTATTGCAAGGACAGGTGTGCTTGATTGCACTAAGTTACATACCTACAAGTACAATGACGATCTTTTCAAAAAAGTGACTGTTGTTCCTGAAGGCAAGAATCATGGACTTCTGTTCATTCTTGACTGGTCTGGTTCTATGAGTGACTGCCTGGTAGATACCATCAAGCAGTTGTACAACCTGATTTGGTTCTGCCGTAAGGTGAATATCCCTTATGATGTGTATGCTTTTACGTTGGATAATCCCACTCAATTTGTCGGTGATGAACCACTCTTTGTGAGGGAGGAAGGTGTTTTTGCTCTGCCAGATCGTTTCGGATTGATGAATCTGTTGTCTAGCAAGATGAGTAATAAGGAATCTGAAAAGCAACTCCTGAATATTTGGAGGAACGTCTGTTCCATTTGTGCAGGACGCTTCAAACTTGAAGGTCAGTATGTCTATACGTCATATCCACAAGCACCTTTCTTGGGACTGAGTGGAACTCCTCTCAACGAAAGTATTCTCTGTCTTTATGAGATCATCCCTAACTTTATCAAGCAGCATGGTCTGCAAAATGTGAATTGTGTGATTCTCACTGATGGTGAGGCACAACCACTCCACCGTACTTTCTGGTGGAAATACCCTACCCAGTTGGGTGATGGTGACGATGGTCGTTGGGGTGTGCGTACCTGCGATGATGGTCGTACCGTCTTCCGTGACCGTAAGACAGGCACCATGACACTGTTCCCATATGAATACTGGAAGTTTACTCAATCTATGCTTGAGAATCTGAAGCTTAACTTCCCCAACGTTAACTTCATCGGCATTCGTATCGCTGGAAGTGGTGATGCAAAACGTATGGTTCGTATGCATTGCAATCATGATTTCAAGAAGATTGATCCTATTTGTACAAAGTTGACAAAGGAAAAGACTGCCACCCTTTCTGACACTGGATACGATGCATTTTTCTTGATGGTCTCTACAGCTCTGTCCAACAGTACCGAGTTTGAAGTCGAAGAGGGTGCTAAGAAATCAACTATCCGTAGTGCATTCAAGAAGTCTCTTGCATCCAAGAAGATGAACAAGAAAGTTCTGAATGAATTCATTGCGATGGTCGCTTGAGCAACTGTCCACTGCGGGTCAAAGACCCGCTTTTTTGGATTATAATGTATACATACAAATGAACTCCGAAATGACTATCCGTTTGAACACCGAGAACCTCCTTGTAGAACTCCGTAGTTTGTACGGTAACAATGTTACATCTGCTGATCTTCGTGCATACTGTGCGATGAATGGTGTGTCTTATCCTACCGTCACGAAAAAACTTGAAGACTACAAAGATGGTCGTGGTAAGTGGGACCTTACAGTCCAAGAAAAACTGGAACAAACTTTCAAAGCACCCGCTGCTGTGCCTGCAGTAGAGCAAAACCTTGTCCCTCAGAAAGATGATACCTTCGTCAAGTTTGGTAACTTTAACGATATTCGCAAGATTATTCAGTCCAACACCTTCTATCCCACGTTTATTACGGGTCTTTCGGGTAATGGTAAAACGTTCTCGGTCGAACAAGCCTGTGCTCAGTTGGGTCGGGAGTTGATTCGTGTAAACATTACTATTGAAACCGATGAAGATGACCTTATCGGTGGGTTTAGGCTTGTTGATGGGAATACTGCATGGCATAACGGTCCTGTCATCGAAGCACTCGAACGTGGAGCAATCCTTCTCCTTGACGAGATCGACTTGGCTTCCAATAAAATCCTCTGCCTTCAGTCCATTCTAGAAGGTAAGGGTGTCTTCCTCAAGAAGATCGGTCGTTGGGTTCACCCTGCTGCTGGATTCAACGTTATTGCCACTGCCAATACTAAGGGTAAGGGTTCTGAAGACGGTCGTTTCATTGGCACCAATGTTCTGAACGAAGCATTCCTTGAACGTTTTGCTCTGACCTTTGAGCAGCAGTATCCTCCTACTGCTGTAGAGGCAAAGATTCTGCAAGGTGTTGCTCGTGATCTTAAAGTAGTTGCTCCTGACTTCTGCAAGCGTCTGTGTGATTGGGCAGACATCATTCGTAAGACCTTCTATGATGGTGGTATCGATGAAGTCATCAGCACCCGTCGTCTCATTCACATCATCAAGGCATATAGCATCTTCAACGATAAAGTGAAAGCAATCAATCTTGGTCTCAATCGCTTTGATGATGAAACCAAACAAGCATTCCTGAGTTTGTATGATGCCGTAGATTCCGAAGTTGACGTGAATCAGGAGGTTTGATATAATGGTGAATGCTTGGAGTCTGCTCTATGATGAATTGAATATGGCTGATCAATCACCCCATGCTGGAGATGAATATTTTCAGCAATTAGATGACAAATACCAAAATTATCTTGATAGTGTAAACACTGTTAATTTAGAAATGATGTCTGCAATGACAAATAAGGAACCACAAAAAACAAATCCTAAATGGAAGTATCACGAAGATATGACCATTAAGGAAGTAGAAGATTATATTACTCGTACATATTCTGCTCACTATTCTTCTAAGATTCAAACGCTGGATCTTATCGAATCTGTGGGTGATGCTGAGGCTTTCTGCCGCAGTAACATTCTTAAGTATGCATCTCGTTATGATAAGAAGGGATCTGCTAAAATGGATATCATGAAGATCATCCACTACGCAATTCTTCTCTACCACTTCTCTGGTCAAAACAATGAAATTGAAACCCCTTATGAAACTTTCTGATAAGACTCTAACTCTGCTGAAGAACTTCTCTTCAATCAACCAATCTATTCTGGTTAAAGAGGGTTCTAAACTTCGCACCATCTCGGTGATGAAGAACATCCTTGCAGAGGCAGAGGTTGATGAAGAATTCGATCGTGATTTTGCTATCTACGATCTTAGTCAGTTCCTGAATGGTCTGTCACTTCACCAGAGTCCTGAACTTGATTTCAAGAATGATTCTTATCTTCTGATCAAGGAAGGCAAGTCTCGTGCTAAGTTTGCTTTTGCAGACCCTAGCGTGATTGTTGCACCTCCTGAGAAAGCAATCAGTTTGCCCAGTGAAGATATTGAATTTCAACTGGAGAGCACTCAACTGGATAAACTGCTGAAGGCAGCACAGGTCTATCAACTGCCCGATCTTGCTGTGGTTGGTGAAGCAGATGTAATCAAACTGGTTGTTCGTGACAAGAAGAACGATAATTCCAACCAGTTTGAGATTGTTGTTGGTGAGACTGACAAAGAATTTACTTTCAACTTTAAGGTTGAGAACATTAAGATTGTTCCTGGTTCCTATGATGTTGTGATCTCAAGCAAACTTCTTTCACGGTTCACCAATAACTCTTATAGTCTGAACTACTACATAGCTTTAGAACCTGACTCTACCTACAATGGCTAGTTCTAGTTGGCAGATAAAGTATATTCTGCCAGAGTATGGAACTCACTACTTCTATCATGAGATTGTTGCAGAGAGTTCCATAGAAGCCGAAAAACAATTTAAACAAATTGTTCCCAAATCAAAGGTAATTGGTAGTGCAAAACGACTATGAGACACATTCTCTTTACTCTCAGGGGAACACCATTTGCACTATGTGATGATGAATCATACATTCGTAATGTCCTTGTAAATGCCGCTGTAATGGCACAGAGCACACTCTTGGACATCTCATCACATAAGTTCGATCCCTATGGCGTAACAGCAGTTGCACTGCTAGCAGAGTCTCATATTAGTATTCACACTTGGCCAGAGAAGTGCATGGCAGTTTGTGACGTTTTCACTTGTGGAGATCACACACTACCAGAATCTGCAGTAAGATACATGTATGACTCAATGCAAGCAAGTTCCATTGTTTCATCACAATTCATACGTCCTTTAGACGAAGATCCTCACGGTCATCCTGAATGAACATCTTTGTTACTGAGCAAAGTCCTCACTGGTCTGCCAGGGTTTTACCTGACAAACACATTGTGAAGATGCCACTAGAGTGCTGTCAGATGCTTTCTATTATCTACAGCGACTGGTATTATGATTGGGGTCCACTGCCAAAGAAAGATGGTGGATACTATGCAACCAAGAAAGGTGCGTTTCGTAATCATCCCTGCACTGTCTGGGCAGCAAAGAACCACTATAATACCGCATGGTTAATCGCACACGGACTCTCTCTGTGTGAAGAGTATCGTCAGAGGTTTGGTAAACTGCATTCTTGCCTGCCGACTCTGTTTGAAGCAAAGAAAATGTTTCACAAACACTCTGGTAAATCTATCACTTGCTATTGTATGGCAGATGAGTTTGCTCGTGCCATGCCAGAAGAATGGAAGTTTGATGATAGCATTGATACGTTCACCGCTTACAGGATGTACATCTCTTCCAAACCTTGGGTGAAGGACAATTATCGTAGGTTACCTGATCGTAAACCAGCATGGGTGTAAAAAATCTTTGGGATGGGTACAAGGAACTCATCTTTGAAACTTTTCCTGAACTCTATCATCACTCTACTTGGGCTGAGTGGGATGGATTGACTGCTAAGTTGTATGGGACACCTAAGGAAAAGTACATAAACAAGTCCAGAGAAGTTGAGATTTGGGATGAAAAATCCTGTATCTACAACAACATCATCTACCCAAGAACTGGTAGAGATGTTCCGTGCTTCGGTATGGATCTTATGGGATTCTTTGATAAGAAGGTCATCATTGTATTTGACTTTCAACATCCAGTAGAGAATCATCTCTTTTCTCACCCAGATCTACCAATAGCCACTGGGAGTTTTAGATTCTTTGAACCAGGTAATCATTTCTCAGAGAATATCTTTGTGAGAAGGTGCAGGATGGATCAAGTGAATAATTACCTTGATGATTTCAAGGCATATTTACTTGCGTACAAGGAGATGCTAGAATTGATGCAACCCAACCAGAACTTCATGTATGCAACTTACAAAGATTTTGACACCTATATGAAGGAGTTGGATCCTGTAAGTGGTTATTTGAGCAATAGGTTTGGCAAAGAAAAATCTGAGCAATTGGTAAACGATTTTCTTTTCTGTTATGCTTGACGACATTCCATATCTCACACCAGAGAGAGAAACTATTCTCGCTCTATTGAGAAAGGCAGATATCCCTGTCTATCAAGATGTTGGTTTTTGTGACGAAGGGCATTATTCTGGATTTGCAACTTCGGATGCAGAGAATAAATCAATCATGATTGTTGTCTGCACTGAGTCTATCAAGGAAGTTTTTCCCAACAAACCAAGACAGATCTTGGAGTTTAATAGAACCGTTGATCATGAGGCACTTCATGCTGCACAGTTCTGTAAAAACAATTATTATCCTGGCACAATAGCAAATGATGCTTGGGATAATGAAGCAGAAGCGTTATACTATGAGGACAAACCTCAAGCTGTAGGTCAAAAACTCATTGAATTTTGTTTTTAATTATGCGTGATGAATTTCTCTGGGTTGAAAAGTATCGACCCAAAACCATCAGTGATTGTATCCTCCCTGAGGAAACAAAAACTATGTTTCAAGAGTTCCTAGATAAAGGTGAGATTCCTAATCTCCTTTTGTCAGGACCTCCTGGAATTGGCAAGACTACTATTGCCAGAGCATTGTGTGAACAACTAGAATGCGACTACATTATTATCAACGGATCCGATGAAGGAAGATTTCTTGACACGGTGCGGAATCAAGCAAAGAACTTTGCTTCGACCGTATCACTTTCGGCAGATGCTAAGCACAAAGTCATCATTATTGACGAAGCTGACAACACTACCCACGACGTACAGCTCCTCTTACGGGCAAACATTGAGGCATTTTATAACAATTGCCGATTCATTTTCACCTGTAACTTCAAAAACAAAATCCTTGAGCCCCTCCACTCAAGATGTGCCGTCATCGACTTTGCCATCAGTGGAAAGCACAAACCTGCCATCGCAGCAGAGTTCTTCAAGCGTCTCTCGCAAATCTTGGATTCGGAGGGTGTTGAGTCGGATAAGAAAGTCCTTGCCCAACTCATCAACAAACACTTCCCAGACTGGAGACGTGTCCTAAATGAGTGCCAAAGGTATGCTGTCGGTGGTAAAATTGACTCAGCAATCCTTGCTTCGTTCTCTGACGTATCTGTAAATGATCTTATTAGAAACCTTAAAGAAAAGAATTTCCCTGAGGTCCGTAAGTGGGTCGTTGATAATCTGGACAATGATCCTAGCGTACTTCTTCGCCGTGTTTACGATGCTCTTTATAGCACCCTTGAAGGTCCTAGCATTGCTGCTGCTGTCCTCATTGTTGCTAAGTATCAGTATCAAATTGCTTTCGTAGCAGACCAGGAGATCAATCTCCTAGCAGCATTAACTGAAATTATGGTGGAGTGTGAATTCAAATGAATGTAAAACTAATTCGTGTTGTAACTGGTGAAGAAATCGTTGCAGAGGTTGTCTCTGAAACCGATGACACCATTACCGTGAAGAATGGTCTTGTCGTTCTTCCTACTGGTCAGAGCATTGGATTTGCTCCATGGGCTACTGTTATCAGTAAGGAGGAACCTGAGATCACCATGAACCTCAAACATGTCATTTATGTGGCAGAGGTGCAAGATAGCGTATCTCAAAAATATAAAGAGATGTTTGGTAATATTATTACCCCTCAAGAAAAAAAATTGATTTTGTGACCCATGAGTAAGTATGATTCTGAAAGACTAACAAGTTCTCCTGTTGCACCAGTTCCGTTTGGTTTGTATCAATTGGAGGAGGATGATGTAAACCTCATCAAAAGATACGCTAAAGAGTTGAAAGCAAGTCCTCTGAAGTATGATATTCAAACGTCATCCAACGTGGAGGAATGTTATGGTGCATCTTCGTTCATGGTCGATGTTGTTGCAAACATTGCCTTTAACGCACTCAAAGAACTTGTCATGCCACCACCATCAAACTGCAGATGGAGAGTTCTAGAGTCTTGGGTTGAATATAGAAAGAAAGGTGATTTCATGCCACCGACACAAGTACTTGGTGGTGACATGGCTTTTGCTTTGTATATCAATATTCCATATGATATTGAGGACGAAATTGCACATCCTAGAAATGAAAAGACTCTTCATCCATGTGCTGCTAAAACTCAGATGATCTATGCCAATCCCATTGGTAAGA